GCTGCGAGCGCACGAGCGGAAGCTCGAGTGGATAGACGAGTCCAATCGTCTGTACCTCGGCGAACCGCTCACCAAGCGCAAGACGTTCCCATGGGACGGCGCTGCGAATTTGGTTGTTCCGCTGGTGGGCATCACAGTGGATAGCATTGTGGCCCGCATAATGAACACCATATTCGCAGTCCAGCCCTTCTGGTCGAGCGAGGCGCTTATCAAGGACCTCGAGCCCGTCATCAATCCGCTCCAGGACTTCATGGAGTGGAGTCGCGTCAACGAGCTAGACATGTATATGCAGACGCGCTCCTGGATCATGGAAGTCGTGAAGCACGGGTGGGCTTACCTAAAGGTCTACTGGACCGGCTTCACGCAGCGAACGTTTCGGATTCAAAGTGGGGCGGCACGCCCGATTGACTCGATCGTTCGTAAGCCATGTGTGGAGCACGTTTTGCTCCAAGATATAATCTGCCAGTCGGGCATCGAGGACGAGTTGATCCAAGCAGAGTGGATTGCCCATCGTATTCGTCTGACTGATGGCGAGCTTGCGTGGCGTGATCATGATCAAGTCTATCGAGATGTCGATAAGATCATGCGAGCGAAGGAGGAGCCCACCCCGGAGCAAGAGCAACTACAGGAGAACGAGTTCGAGAAGATGGCCGGCCGTCGGTCAAACCGAGAGAAGCTGAACACGCTTTACGAGATTTATGCGGATCTGCCCTTGGCGGGAAGCAAGCTGCCCGTTCCCGTCATGCTCACGTATCATAAGGAATCGCGGACTATCGCGAGATGCGTGTATAATCCCGACATAACGGGGGCGCGGCCGTTCTTCAAGGGGAAGTTCCTCGATCGTGAGGGAAAGCGGGAAGGCATTGGCATCTCGAGGCAGCTTCAACTCATACAAGAAGAGATTAGCACAATACATAACCAACAGGTGGATAACGCAACACTGGCCAATACTCGTTTTTTTGTTGGCCGTCGCGGCGTTGTTCGCAATGGCACTCGCATTTGGCCGGGGCGGTTCCTGACGGTGCCTGACCCGGGTAAAGATGTCGTCACATTGCCGATGGCAGATATCTACCCAAGCATGCAAGAACTCGAGCAGTCGTGCCTCGCATACAGCGAGCGCAGATCGGGCATTGCGGACTATCAGTTGGGCCGTGAAAGCTCAGTTGTGGGAAATCGCGCAACGGCGACCGGCACACTGGCCCTCATCCAGGAAGGCAATCGTCGCTTCGATCTTAATGTACGCGATATTCGGGAATGCCTCGGAGACGTTGGTAAGAAGCTTCTATTACTTAACGCCCAGTTCCGGCCCTCGGGCATGGCTTACTTTGTCAAGGGCAGCGATGGGCACCTGGTGGAGCAGGCGTTTGACCTTCCCGACGATTTCATTGCGGATGGCATTGGGATTGAACTCACCGCGTCTACGGCTACGATTAACCGGGAGATAGAGAAGCAGGGTCTGATGGCAATGATGGGCCAACTGACCCAGTATTACCAGCAGCTCTTGCAGATCAGCGGCGTCGCGATGAATCCAGCGACGCCTCCGCCGATTCAGCAGATGGCGCTCGAGATGGCGGACGGCGCTCGTTATTTGATGAGCATGATCGTCCAAACTTACGAGATTCGCGCGGTAGATACTCTACTGCCTCAAAGCATAGCGGGGAACATGCAAAATGGACAACAGCCCGGCGGACCTCCGGGAGGCGCTCCACCAGGTGCAGCACAGCCCGGCGTGGCAGCTTCTGTGGGCCCACCTCCTGCGAGCACGCCAGGATTGCCTTTTGCGCCTGGCGGCGGTGGAAACATGGGAGGCGTTCCTGGAGGCCCGGGGTGAACTTAACGCACTAAACATGTTTATCCAATTCGGTGACGACCTGCTCGATCGCCTCGAAGAGGCCGAGCATAGACAAGGGGAAAATGATGGCGGATACGGAAAACAAGGCGGCTACACCGGAGAGTGAGCAGGAGAATCCGCTCGCTGCCGAGGTTGCACGCCTCAAGCAAGAGAACGTAGAATTCAAGGCAATCGCAAATCAGAGCCTCAGCGAGGCTGCTGGTGCTCGAGCCCAGGTGCAGGTTATTCTAGACCAGATCCAGCGAGCTGCCAACGCGGGCGAGATACCTCAGCGCGAAGCGCAAAAGGCCGTCCACTCGCTACGTGAGCAGTTCGATACGGATCCTGTCAAGGCCATGAACGATTTGGTCACCATGCGGGTAGGCCCAATCGTTCAAGAGTATTTCGGCCGCAGCGCTGAAACAGAGCGTGTCGCGGCCATGCAGCAAGAGCCCGAGATGATGAAGAAGTATGGGCCCGAGGTGGACGAGTTCATGAAGGACATGCCGCTGGACGTGAAGGCGAAGTCTGGATCGTACCTGGCTGCCCTCAAGTACGTGCGCTCCCAGCACCATGACGAGGAGCTAGAAGAGGCACGTAAGGCAGAACGAGAGAAGTTGTCCCGTCCCGAGGGCGCTTCGCATGCGGAGCCCGACAAGGACCGCAAGAAGGCACTCACGAGGGAGCAGAAGGAAGTGATGAAGCTTGGCTTCAAGGACATGGATGACGACGACTGGGACAAGTGGAACACTCCAGCCGGCGACAGGCCCGCGAAGCCGCGGAAGGGGAAAGCAGCATGAGCATCGAGTTTGTGCGAGACGAGAAAGACAAAAAAATGGCGGGTGGTGAATACGACCCCCTCCATGTGAAGAACAAGGACCCAAACTACCACTACCGGTGGCTTCGCAAGGAGCGCCTGAATCTCACTCGGAAGCGCGATTTCTTGAAGTATGAGATCGTGCAGGGTGGGCCGGAGGCTGGTGTTTGCTCCGATAACACTCCTATGAAGGCGGGCGATCAGATTGCTGGGACCGTTGAGGTCGGCGATCTCGTACTCGCTAAGATCCCGAAGGAACTCCACGAGGAGTACCGTGCACGAAATAAGCGCAAGATCGACGCGATGGCTACTGGTGTGTCGGCGACTTTCAAAGCTCAGCTGGGCGATCGGGCCTACGAGGAGCACAGAGACGTACCGGGCTACGCAGGCTCGGTATCGAAGGACGATGTGGAGTTGGAATGAGACAACTAACTCAGCAGCAGACCGTTAGCGGGAACTCACCGCTAACTCTAACCTTCCCCGAAGCTGCGGGGCAGACGTTCGAGCGAGGGGCGCCTGTCGTGCTTGCCTCGGGGAACGTCCAAGAAGCAGCGAGCGGAGCAACAGGCGTAACGTCACTTGTTGGCATAGCGGCTATGCCGGCCAACGGGGCTGGTGCATCGCGCTACCTCCCACCGTCGACTGGGCAGCCGGTCACGGTGTGGGTGGCTAACGATGACACTCTGTTTGGGGTACCAGCTACTGGCTTGACACAGTCGGCGGTGGGAACCCTCATCCAGATCGTTAAGACGGGCTCGACGTGGGCCGGGGCGGCGGGAGCGAGCGGGGTCTTCATGGTCATGTACCTATACACAGAGACCCAGACTGGTCAAGTGATTGCGGTGGGGAAGTTCCTCGAGTCCGCAACGCAGATGATGAAGGCGGCGTGAGATGGTAAACGTAACTGGTGCATTCAGCTATCTAATCGCGCCGGGGCTCCGGAAGGTCTTCTTCCAGCTTCTCGAAGAGCGACCCCCGGAGTACAGCAAGATTGCAAACGAAGAGACCAGCGAACGTGCGTGGGAAGAGGATCTCGAGGTCGCTGGCCTGCGCTCCATGCCGGTCAAGCCAGAGGGCCGTGGTATTCAATACCAGGACCTCTTGCAGGGTGGCAAGAAGCGGTACACCCACCTCACGTACGGACTCGGCTTCCGCGTCACCCTGGAGATGATGGAAGACGATCTGTACAATGTCATGAAGAAGAACACGCGCGAGCTTGCGAAGGCTGCACGCAACGCTCGCGAGGTCGCGTTCTTCAACATGCTCAACAATGCGTTCACGACTGAGTTCGGGTTCCCGAAGTTCGGGAACAACGAGCCGCTGATCGCAGCGACGCATACCAAGCTGGGTGGCGGGACGGGTTCCAACCGGGCGACCACCGACGCAGATCTCTCGCCAACGTCCCTGGAGGCTGCGATCATCTCGTTC